TAGCAGTCAAGCGGTGGTTATCCGGTCTTATCATGTCTATTTGTTCAATGCTCGCCTCTTCCCCATTAATATGAGTGAGACTAGATCTGATCATTTCTATGTAGACCTTAGATAGATAGGCTTGATAGTCAGCCATTGCTATTCGCTCATCATCTGTTAGCCCATGATGCCAATGAGCTTTTTCTTTAGGATCAGTGGGAGCTTCAACCCAAAGCATTCTACCAAGTTCTGACCGAGAATAAGCACCGGCTTTGACCTCTGCCTCTTCTCTCTCTGAGGGGGAGAGCGCTTTGAGTGTGAAGCGTGTTGCGCCTTCTCCTACTTCTCCGAGGTCACCGAGGTCACCACTAGATAGATAGGCTGAACGCTGTTCTGTTGTGGCGTTTACCTCGCTGTCACAAGTGACCACAACGTTTAAAGTCTGTTTGCTAGATGTCAGGAAGTTCAAGGCCATGATTAGAGTCCTAAGGCGATCCTAAATGGAGAGTTGCCGGCGTTGTCTTCATATGCCGCAGTTGAGAAGTCTCCTGCATAGCGACTCTGCTGATAGGTCAACTGTTGTCTCACGATATCATTACCGCTCACATCATAGGCGCTTGGATCAGTGGTGAGCTGAGCCGCCGGAAGCATGATCGCACAACCTTGACCATCACCTTGAGGACCGGTTCCAACAATAACTTGGCGAACAGTGCGATTAAAGTAATCGTTCGCGATGGTCGTGTTGACTGTTGAGAGAGTCAAAGATAGCTCCACAGCAACGTCAGAAATATCCATGCCAGACATAGCCAGTATAGAGTTACTATGACCGAGAGGAGTAAGAGTGTTGGTATAGGAAAGGGAGAAGTCTTCACAGTCAACAGCGATTCGACCAAGTGCGTCTCCGCTTGTCGCGTTAGAGAGGCTTGACGGCGAGGTTGATGAGAGGACAACATAAGACCCTCGAAATAGGGGAGTTGCTCCGGTGTTGTATGCCGGCTCAATAGGTCCAACTGCTGAAGCGTGATCATCAGTAATATAAGCACATTGGAAGGTGAACTCAGCCATTAAGCGTCCATTGTCAACAGAGATGTTCATACTCTCCATGACACAACCGAAGGCTTTAGTAAGGAAGTTCACACCATCAATCCGAAATGCCACTGAGTTGTCATAGCTTCCGGTATTGGTTCGGCTTGGAGTGTACCAAGTCTGTAGACCTCTCAAAGCTGTATAACTAGAAGAGCTCAAAGCTGGAGACATTGAAACATCACCGGCTCCGGTGTCATTGTCTGTAATCGCTGAATACTCAGCGCGACCGTTGATGGTACTGCTGATCAACGTTCCAATGTCAGCCACTGCCGGAGCGCTTCCCGGTGTGTATGTGTTAGCGTCAACCGCTGTCACGCTGTCACTAAGTACGCTTGGAATCTTCGTCTTAAAGCCGGCTCCAAGTAGGAGGCCGAGATAGTTGGAAGCATAGGTGTCGGCCGCTGTTCCAATGGTCGTAAGGTCAACACGACAAACAATCTGGCCAGTACGACGACGAACGCGAGAACCACCTGAATAAACCGTGTCCGGCTCCGGTGGGACAAAGTATGAACCATCACGAGCGTCATTTCTCTCGCTTGCTACCGGCTCACCGGCGATAATGATGGGATCCCTCTCACAAGGGATTGAGATGTAAGTCAGACCGGCAGTTGAAGGAAGACCGGTACTTGCATCAAGAGAACCAAAAGAACTCTCAACAGCGATTGAAAGGGAGCGGTGAGTCACTGCCATGGTTAAGCCTCCAGGTAGAGAAGATCAAAGGGAAGGACAAGGATAAAAGCGAACCGCTCACCTTGTGCATCATTTATAGATTCTAAGCGAGCTTCAAGAGGAATCAAGCTCACGATGCCGGTAGTCGCTAGCGAGTACTGAGGCCCTTTAAGAGTGTTGATCAGATCAGAAGCGTCTTCATTGATCTGACGAGTCAGGAAGCCGGAATCATGAGGAAGATCATATCTTACTCGACAGCTTACTCGACAGCGCTTTCGACCACTAAGACCGGCCGCTCCATCATCTTGAGCAAGACCATCAAGAGCTAGCTCAAAGTACCGCGTTGAGTTCGAGCGCTCTTCAAGTGAAGGTGTATAACCACCTCCTCTATTGATTGCGACAAAACCATGATGAGAGTCAGTTTTGGGGGTGATTCCTTGAACAAGATCTTCAAGGTATGACAGCGCTGAAAAGATTCCTTGGCTCATCTGAGCTTCCTCCTTATGTCGATCTCTACAGCTCTAGCTAGTATGTCAACCTCTCGGTCACTAAGCCCAATGAACTCTCTGTCTTCATTTACATAGTAACCATATTGAGCGTGTTTTGTGAGACCTATGATAAAGCCTTCATCAGTCGCTTCCTTGACTACAAGATTATTCAGCATATTTCCGCTCAAGACTAGATCGACTTCAGCGCTGTCACCGGCTCCACCTCTTCGCCGGCTCTCTTCTTTGTATTGCTTGTATCCTTTGGCGTAATAGATAGACCTTCCGGTGCTTGATGGTCTTCCGCCTTTGGGTGCAAGACGAGCACCTCTCTTGGATACATAGAGAGGAGATGTAGAGTAATCTTTAAAGGCATTCTCATCTGCATCGAGTCCTTTTCCGGTTCTGATCTTTATTACTGCTAAAGTATTTTGAGCAAGTTGGAGTGAGTCTTGAGCAGTCCAAAGACTCTTTGGAAGGTTAAGATTCACAGTTGCTGTCATCAGTGCCTCATTCCTCTAGCCGGAGTGAAGAAGCTATCATTTGAGCTCTTGCTATACCATCGCCAAGAAGCGCGAAAGTCAGAAGCGCTTCCACCTTTCTTCTTGAGATTCTCTTCGTCTGGGTCAATCACTCCATCACCATCAATATCAAGAGTAACTGACTCAAGAGCTTTGCCTAGCAGCTCCTCACATCTTGCTCTCATGGCGGCCGCTACATCTAACTGAAGAGCTAGCTCATAGATTCTAGCCGCTGTGCAATAAGCATGAGCGAGCTTGAAGCTCTCAGCATTAAAGACTTGATCCTCTGTAAGATCATCAGCGCTTAAAGCGTTTCTAATCTCAAGGCTGATTTCTTCAAGGCTAGCTTTGATCTGTGTTGAGAAGTCGCTTTGTCTTCTCGGTATCATGTCGGCTAGATTGGCAAAGGTAGCGACAAGCTCATCATGATCTAGTCCGGTGTCGAAAGGCTTAGGAGTCGCTTTGAGTACTCCCTTCTCAATCCGACTATGATTCTGTGAACCTTCATCAGCCGAGTAGGCTATTGAATAAGAATAATACCCACTGACTCCGGTGACGGCCGCGCTTGTTACAGTCGCATAGTACATTGAAAAAACTAAGGTGGCTGAAGTCTCAAGGTTGATCTCTCTTGGTAGAGCTTCAGCTAGGATAGCTGTAGTTCCTACTACTCTGTTAATGGTGACACTAAACCAAGTATCGCCATCAGTGACTAGATAGCCTTTAGCTTGATCACGGTTTAGAGAGTCAGCGCTTGCGCTTAAGGTCAGTGTTCTCCGGTCGCTAGCTATCGCTGTCACAGATACATTAGCTCTGCTCTGTGTCATCGCTGAACTAAAGGCGAGCGCTCCACCGGTCACGGTTAAAGTCGGAGCTCCGCTTAAAGGTGCTGGTGCGTTCCACTCAAAGAGATAATCTTCCCCGGTTATTGCTTTTCTCATTGTCATCTCCTAGCCACTGAGTTCGCTTTAGTAATGTCTGTTCCCTTGGCCTTGGTCAAGTCAGCGGCCTCTATAAAGCCAAGCGTGACAGGAGACCAACTATGCCGGCAGTTGTAGCCACCTCCTGAGGTTAGCACAGTCAAGCCTTGTTGATTATTTAATCTCTTCATTTGTGCTTTGCTCACCACAAGATTGATGAGCTGTTTACAGAATGGTCTAGTGATTCCATCCATTGGCCCAGTATAAAGATAGTAGCTCATATCAGCCGCTTCGGCGGCCGCCGCTGTTACTCCTCTCCCATATTGAGAGATTCTAGTCTTGACCTCTGTCAGCTGTCTTCCCTCGGAGCGCTTCAACTTCTGCTCAAGATTGCTCATGACGATATTAGAGGGAACATCTACCAAGAGGTCTCTTAAGCTCTCATTAATCGAGCGCTTAAAGTCAGGTAGAATAACATCATCGAAGACACTAGCGGCCGCTGTCGCTTGAATGCTGTCAAGCTGTGGAGTGATCTGATTAAACCCAAAGTCGGGTTGAACCGCTTTCATCGCTCGCTCAGCCGCTTCTCTTATCGCGTCTTGCTGTTCGATGAACTCATCAACTGCAAGTCCAAGCCCCCCTTGGAGGATGAACTCAAGAAGCTGTTCATCATTAAGATTAAGAAGAGTC